GCCATGAACAGAGAAAACGACAAGGATGAGGCCGCCGTCTTAGCGACGATCATGGCACTGGTGAACGACCAACTGCCGACGATCGAATACATGCTGGCAGAGAATGCAGCAGGCCGATTAGACCGCGTAGAGCGCGACCTGCACGGGGAGAGCAGCGGGCTGCTGGAGGACTTGCGCGGCTACCGGGATAACGTGCTGGACGAGGCGCGGGATCTTGCCCGGTCCATCGTGGCCCTGAGACGTGAGGTGAAGCATGCGCGTGAGGGGCACCCCGCTCCATCCGGCCTCTTTGAAACCCTTGGCGCCATCTTCAACCCCATCCGCAAATGACCAAGCTCGACCGCCTACGCTGGCTCCTTCAGACCACCGAGGTCGAAGAGGACATCCCGGCCATCGCTGAACTGATCCGAGCCGAAGAGGTCAAAGAGGCCAAGGCGTTCATAGAATCGCGGGATCTGACCAAGGCAACACTGAATTGAACCATTACAACCAACCCCTAAACAATGGAAGAGCAGACAACGAATGACGCGGCGGCGACCTACGCGAACAAGAGCCAAGGGCTTGCGGAACTGACCAAGGCGCTGATCAATGTGCAGCGCAATGTCAACGGGGCCAAGACCAACAAGGTGAACCCGCACCTGAAGAACAAATATGCCGATCTTGCGTCGGTGTGGGATACGTGCCGCGAACTACTTGCCGACAATGGGCTGGCCGTGACGCACACCTTTGAGGACAGCGCAGCCGACACCGTTAAGTGCGTGGCGACCTTGCTGCATGTGAGTGGTCAGTCGATCACATCTTCGCTCACGATGAAGTTGGCGAAGTCTACCCCGCAAGATGTGGGCAGCGCGGCCACCTATGCCCGTCGCTACACCTTGGCCGCACTGGTGGGCATTGTGATCGACGATGACGATGATGCGAACAAGGCAAGCAGGCCCGCTAAGCCAGCGAACGAACTGGAAGACACCAAGGCAGAGATCCGATCCGCGCTGAAGGTGTACAAAGGCGCGGACAAGGAGGACATCATTGGTGAGTGTCAGATCGCGCAGGAAACCGGCAACTTTGATATGAGGTTCGCCCGCGACATCATGGCGAAAATCCTCATCAAGAAATGATCGCCTACGGCACAGAGGAATGGTTTGCGGCCCGGCTTGGCAAGGTCACTGCCAGCCGGGGCGCTTGCCTCCTTGTCAACGGGAAGGGGCCACACGGCCTTGGCGAAGGTGCATTGACCTACGCGGGTGAAGTGGTGCGCGGCATGATGGGGATCCCCCCGGAAGAGTTCACCACCGCAAGCATGGATGAGGGCGTTCGCCGGGAGCCGGAAAGCATCGCGGCATACGAAGAGCGTACATTCCGAACGGTTGACCCCGGCGAGTTCATTTTGATCCCCGACACGATCATCGGGGCAACGCCTGACGGGTTCATCGATAACGATGGTATCTTGGAGGCGAAGAACCCGAACGCGAAAGGCCACTTCGATACCTTGGTAAGCGGGGAAGTCCCTTCACAGTACCGGGTTCAGGTCCAGTGGCAACTAATGGTCACGGGCCGCGCATGGTGCGACTTCATCAGCTACCATCCGGAGTTCCCGGAAGATAAGAAGCTGGTGATCATCCGCGTAGATCACGACAAGGAATTTACCTCCACCAAGCTCCGCCCAAGGATCGACGCATTCATTACCTACGTGAACGAACTAAAGCAAAAACTGAACATCCAATGATCAACAAGGCGATACTGATAGGCAACCTCGGAAAGGATACGGAGGTGAAGGAACTGGCAAGTGGTAAGGTGTGCAACTTCAGCGTTGCCACCACCCGAAAGTGGAAGGATAAGAACGACCAAAAGCAAGAGGAAACGGAGTGGCACAACGTCTCGGCATTCGGGGCACTGGCCGGCATCTGTGAACGCTTCCTGAAGAAAGGGTCGAAGGTCTATATTGAGGGCCGCATCCACACCCGCAAGTGGGAGGACAAGGACGGCAAAACGCAATACGCCACAGGGATCATTGCGGACAGCCTGACCATGCTCGACAGCAAGCCCACCAACGAGCCGTCCTTCTAATGAAGCACGTTCTCTACGGCACAATGCCGCTGCAAGGTAAACTCCAATGCCGTCCCTTCGTGGAGGCATTGGAGCACCTTCGGGGAAAGAATGTGATCCTGACCGTAGCTGAATCGAAACCAAAGCGCAGCAACAAGGCAAACGCTTATTACTGGTCAGTTGTGGTGGACCTCATTTACAGGGCGTTGAAGGAAAGCGGCTGGGAGATCAACCGGGAATCGACGCATGAACTATTGCGGGTCCGGTTCCTTTCCGAGGACCACCCAATCGGCAAGGATGGAGAGTTCGTGACCCGCGTGAAGAGCACCACGGAATTGAACAGCACGGAGTTCGGGGAATACTTGGAACACTGTTGTCGGTTCGCCGCCGAATACCTGAACGTAGTGATTCCCGCGCCGGGCGAACAGATGGAAATGGAAACCGAAGCAACACACTGAACCATGAAGACCAAGAACATCATGAGCGAGTGCCACTACTACCCTCACGGGTGGCTCCCCGAAGTTGGGTCCCCTGCCCATGAGAGGGCAATGGAGGTCCGCAGACAGACCACCGCAGCGCGGACCTCTTTCTCCAAGGCCAACACTCCGAAGGCACTTTCAGTGGGTACGAAAAAGAATTACATCACGGGGTTCCCATCTTAGAAAAAGGTGCCTATACTTGCACCATCATTAACGCAGTGGCTAGACTGCAATGGAAGAACAACTCACCGCCCCAATGCCAAAGTGTCCGCTAGCCCGGACGCGAGTAGCTGAGGGGCGTTTTCTTTTCAGATGAACTACAATGATTTCATAGACAGTAAAAGGCATCGACCGTCCAAGTACGGGATAGATGTAGGATTCATGCCGAAGAGCATGTTCGACTACCAAGAACACGTAACGCGATACGCCATTGAGAAAGGGCGTTGTGCGGTGTTCCTTGACACGGGGCTAGGTAAGACGCTGATCGAGCTAACGGTAGCTCAGAACTACGTAGAGAAGCTCAACAAGCCCGTGTTGATCCTTACCCCTTTGGCGGTGGCATTCCAGTTCATCAAAGAGGCGGAAAAGTTCGGCATCGGCGACATCGCATATTCCAAGGATGGAAAGTTCACATCCAAGATCGTGGTGTGCAATTACGAAAGGCTGGACAAGTTCAACCCGGACGATTTCGGGTGTGTGATCTTGGATGAAAGTTCGATACTGAAGAACTTCGACGGGGCTACCAAGGCAGCGGTCACCAGCTTTATGAAGCGGGTGAAGTACCGATACCTTTTCACGGCCACCCCAAGCCCGAACGACTTCATCGAATTAGGCACTAGCTCCGAGGCTTTGGGATATATGGGCTACATGGACATGCTCTCAACCTATTTTGCCAACAATGAGAATAACATCCGCCCACAGGACATCGGCACAAAGTACTACCTCAAGCCACATGCCTATAATGCCTTTTTTGATTGGGTAAGCGGTTGGAGTATTTCGATGCGCAAGCCTTCAGATATGGGGTTCAGTGACGAAAAACACATCCTTCCTGAATTGAATATAAACTACCACAGCGTCCACAATGAAAAGAACTGGATCGTTGATGGTCAGGTCATGATGTTCAACATCGTGGCAAAGCGTATGTCCGAGGTCAGAGAGGAGCAGAAGATGACCCAGACCCAACGATGCGAACGCGCGGTTGAATTATCCTCCGCACACGAAACATCTGTGTACTGGTGCAACTTCAACAGAGAGGGGGAACTACTCTCCGAGATGGATAAAGAAGCACATGAGATCCACGGTGGAATGGACATCGACAAAAAGGAAGAGTTGCTACTTGCGTTCTCAAATAGGGACATTAAGAAACTGATCACCAAGGCGAAGATGACCGCGTTCGGCCTGAACTGGCAACACTGTAATCACACGGTTTACTTTCCCACGTTCAGCTACGAGCAATACTACCAAGCCATCCGGCGCTTTTGGAGGTTCGGGCAGACTATGCCCGTGACGGTAGACATCGTGCATAGCGATGGACAAAAAAGGGTAGTCGAGGGACTGACTAGTAAGGCCGATAAGATGAACGAGCTATTCTCCAAGCTCAACAACCAACTGAACGCAGCACAAGAGAGGCAGCGCGAAAACTTCAACAAACCCGTCACACTTCCATCTTTCATAAACCTCTGACCAATGATAAAGAACGAACTACTGACCGACAACTACGCCATTTACAATTCGGATTGCATGTATGTGCTTCCGACATTGCCGGATGATAGCATTGACCTTAGCGTGTATAGCCCTCCTTTTGCAGGACTGTACACCTATTCAAGCTCTTATAATGACTTCAGTAACTGCGAAAGCAAGGAGCACTTTTTAGAGCAATATGAGTTCCTCGTGAAAGAAATGTCAAGGGTAACAAAGCCGGGGCGCATCAATGCGGTACATTGTCAGGACGTATTGACCAATGTAACAAAGAACTGGCTTTGGGATTTCCCGCATGAAATAATTGAAATCCATCTACGCCACGGGTTCCATTTTGTAAACAGAATCACAATCTGGAAGGAACCATTGGAGGTTCGTATGCGGACGATGGTGCGTAGCCTCATGCACAAAAACATCGTGGAGGATAGTACGGAGTGTATGCCCGCGCAGCCTGACTATCTTTTGATTTTCAAAAAGGCGGGCGAGTGCAAGGTCAAGGTTGAACACTCGGAAGGGTTGAGCTACTATGCCGGATCTGTTCCGTTGCTTCCTGCAATGGAAGCTAAATATGGGGACTGGAACCATCTGAAGATAAAATACAGGGACCATAAAGACCCAAAGACCAACAAGCTATCACACATCATCTGGCAGCGGTATGCGTCTAGCGTGTGGGATGACATTCGCAATAGCGAAGTTCTTAGGTTCAAAGATGCTCGTGAGGAAGATGATGAGAAGCACGTCCACCCCTTGCAGCTTGACGTTATCGACCGCGTTGTGGATCTTTACAGCAACCCCGGAGAGACGGTTCTAACTCCGTTCATGGGCGTTGGATCAGAGGTATTCAGCCCGGTAAGCATGGGAAGGAAGGCCATCGGCATCGAGCTAAAGGACAGCTACTTCAAGCAAGCGGTTAAGAACATGGCAGGTGCTGGATCGAGGTTTGATAACCTGAAAGACCCCGAACTTGAATTTGTGTCGGACCTTGCCGAAGATGCCGAATAGTTCCCTATCTTCGCACCGTCACCGTTGAAGGTGGCCAGTGATAGGAGCACTGATGAAAAGAGCAACGACCATCTTACTCGCCCGGCATGGGCACCTGAAGCGGCTCCTATCCGTGGACGGTGAACATGTCGGGCGATCCCTTTTCATACCATGAGCGAAACGAAACGACAACCAACGACCGTTCAACGACCGCTGGAATGGATGAAGTTCGACCCGGTGAAGTTCGCCCTGCTTGCGGATGGGGCGACCTTGGAAGAGGAAGGTGCTTTGATCCGGCTATTGCGCCACCTGTGGATCACCGGGCCGCTTTCCGAGTCTGCAATTAAGCGCATCACAAGGGCCGCATTCGAGTTCATCCACCCTCTTTTGGTGGAAGATGGCGACCTGTTGACCTTGGAAGTTGTGGAAGAGGCTCGCACGTATGGTATCCGCCGTGTAAATCAGCGGGTTGAGGCTGGAAAAAAGAGTGCAGCGAAAAGGAGCGAACGTTCAACGGTCGTTGAACGGGAACCAACGACCGTTGGAACGGACGTTCTATCTATATCTCTATCTAAGTCTACTTCTAAGTCTAACTCTTCATCTGAAAAGCGCGCGAATGAAATCGAACTTCCATTTCAAGGCGAACCGTTCCGAGAAGCATGGGCCGGATACTTAGCGATGCGAACCAAGATCAAAAAGCCGCCGACCGACCGCGCTAAGGTTATCGTGTTCGCCAAGCTTCGCGATATGGGAGAATCCAAGGCTACTGAATCCCTTGATGCATCCACGGTAAGCGGGTGGACCGATGTCTACCCACCGAAAGCAAAGGATCTGTCTTCCCACGCCTCAGCCCTAAAAAGCGCCGACCCTTCACGTAAAATACCCGAATCATGGACCTGAAAATAAAGCCGATGAGTACCTATGTTGAACTGCTGCCGATTTTGAAGCAGTCCGCAACGCGATGGGTACCTGAGTTGATAGTGGATGAAGAGAATGAAACAGCGGTGCGCAAGGTGCTGGCGTGGGCCATAGGCCACCCATCAGGGGGTGATGCCGGGAAGGGGTTGACGCTATCAGGCCATCGTGGCAGCGGTAAAACACTATTGATGCGTGCGCTGGCTGCGGCACTTGGGTATGAAATGTACTTCGCGATACACAACACGCGAAAGGTCACAAGCTCCTATAATACGGATGGGGATGAAGGTCTTTATCCGTATTTAGCCCAGCGTAACATGATGTTCGATGACCTTGGTGATGAGCGCATGGGCCAACATTATGGAGACAAGGTAGAGGTGATGAGCCTGATCATTCAGGACCGTTACGAGCTGTTTGTGGAGCATGGCACGATGACCCATTTTACAACCAATCTAACTCCGGGTCAACTATCCGAAAGGTATGGGGATCGGGTATACAGCCGCCTGAAGCACATGGTTAACTATGTCCGCGTAGGATCAGATGAAAATGCCCTAGATCGCAGGGATAAGGCAATGGGTCCGCCGCGCAAGGTTCGCATTGAAATACCTCCGCCTGTTCCAGTATCGCCTGAAGTAGCGGCGGAGCATTTCAAAAAAATAAAGGAGACAATCAGCGAGGTTCGCGGGTCCATGAACATTCCCCAGATGCAAGTCGCCCAAACTCTGGAAGAGGATGCGCTTGTGTTCGGCCAGCGTATTGTCACGATGGAGGATCAGGACATATTAACCATGCGCTCCGAATTTGAGAAACACGATAGCTATGGGTCGTCGAAGAAGTTCATTGAAATCATTGATCAAGAACTTTTGGAACGCCGGGAAGAAGACCAAAAACAGGCCACGCCATGACCAAAAAGCTCAACGCCGATTGCCTCCATGCACAGCGCCAAAGGGCCATCGATAAGACCGTTGGCACTTGGGAGACGAAATGCAAGTGCGGTCACAGACTAAGCGCCCATGTTAGCGGATGGGTAGAGACCATGACCGGAGGCCAGTGCGATAAATGCAAGTGCTGGCAATTCAGGCGTGACCCAAACCAATCCCTTCACGGTGGAAGGAAGTAAGACAACAGCTACTCGGATAAAACACAACAAAATGAAGAGAGGATTTTTTGCAGTAGGCATAGTCCAAGGCAAAACGGTGGAGAATCTTGGAACACTTTGGAGGACGGCTAACCTTTTCGGCGCGGCATTCATCTTCACAGTGGGGCGGCGCTATAAAAGGCAATGCAGCGATACCATGCAAACGCCAAGGCACGTGCCCTTGTTCCATTTCGACACGG